TTGAACAAAGAAGATTGGCTTAGGTTACTTGAAAAGGCGATAGATAATATCCCTGAAACGGTAACTGCTATAGCAAGTCTGGTGACTGCAATAACAGTCGCAAGGCAAAACAAAAAGCGTAAACCCGAATCCCGCAAAAGAAAAAGGTAAACGCTAAGAGGTGGGGGCGAAAGCCCCTCACACCTCTATTTTATCAAATGAAAAGAGGAAAAGCAATGGTTAGTGCAATAGCTATTTTTATAATTGTGATCAATGTATATATCTATCTAAAAAATAAAAAGGACAAATAATATGAGAAAAGTTATTCAAGAATTACTTAACAGTTCTATTTCTACATCTGCTATTTCACAAGGTGCTGGTGTGCCATGGACTACCGTTTCTGACCTCAGAAAAGGAAAAACGAGCATGGACAAAATGGCACTTCTAACGGCAGAAAAACTTTATAAATTTGCTACAGCTGATAAGCAGTGATTTCGGTCACTGCTTTTATTATTGCAAACAAAAAAGCCCGCAAGCCTGAGACTGCGGGTTATTAAGAAGAAAAATAGAATCTCCTTTCTTTATTTAAAATTTATTTTGTGGTGATAAGTCCATCAGGTAATACATCAAATGCTGGTTTATCTGAACGACTACCATCTTCGTTGACATAGTACCAGCCTCCTTCGACTTTAACAAGTTCTTTTGAAGACATTTCGCCGTTCTCTTCTTTGAGATGGTATAGTTTGTCCTTGTATTGAACCCAGCCAGTGACCATTGCTCCTGAAGCATCAAGATAGTACCATTTACCATTCACAAGAACCCAACCAACGGCCATTGCGCCGTTTTCTTTGAGGTAGTACCATTTTCCATCATCCTTCAACCATTGAGAAGCTATTGAATAACCTCTCTCATTGAAGTAGTACCAGGTACCATCAATCTTTTCCCATTCTTCTTTTGGATAAGAGCCGTCAGGGTATTCATACCACCATCCAGTGTCATTTCTTTTCCATTTGGGATTAGCTTCTTCATCATCTAGTAAAACAATGTTCTTGTCATACGGATTTGAAGAGTATTGCCACCAACGTATCCCGTCCATTGACGGGAAATATTCAAAGTTAGCTACTCCGTCATTCAAGCCGTAGCCCGCAATCCAAAGGCTGGTCGGGAATTTTTCAAGGATTTTATGATAATCAACATTATCGATCGTGAACGGTTTATAGCTATAATAAATAGGTGTATAACCAGCATCAGCAAGAACCTGCATGAAACGAATACAAGCATTCGTATTCGCTTCCACGTCGTCGCTTGCATGGTCTTCATAGTCCAGTACAAGATACTTGACTTTTTGAGGAACATTATCAAGAAAATACTTAGCTTCTCTTTCAGCTTCTTCACTATCTCCACCAAACCATGCGAAATGGTAAAATCCAACAGGATTTGATTGCTCAACTTGAGCAGACAGGCAAGGGTTTAGGTAGTTTGTACTCTCTGAAACCTTTATGATTGTATTTTGTGTGCCAATATTAGCCAGAATACCTGTAATATCGTATCCATTGTGGCTAGATACATCGATGAATAAGTCATTTTTCTTCATTGTTCTCTCCTAGTCTCCATTTGGTTCTGAGTATTCCAATGCTCGTTTACTATCAGAAATTCCTGATGTTGTTGGGTCTGGAATGATATTTAGGATATTTACAATTGTCAACCCCACAAGATAAGGGTTCGCAAAGAATTTGCCAAGCAAGTCTAAAATGACTCCCCAACTGACCAAATCTTCTAGTTTAAGATTGAAATATGCGAGGATTGGCAAAGCTAAAGCAAATGCCACTCGCAATAAAAATGTTTTGTTTTTTAAGTTAAAACGTACTTTCCAGTTAATCATGTTTTTTCTCCTTTTTTATTGTTTGTTCTGAATTAGGTTTTTTAGTTCTCTCACGTCCTCGCCAAGTGATTTCACTTGCTCAGCTAGAACAAGTATGGCCTTGTTTTGCTCGTCGTGATTATCAAGCCGCTTGTTGGCTGATGTCTTGAATTCGTTCAGATTTTCGATATCTTTCTCTAAAATCGTAAGACGATTCTCTTGTTTGGTTGCTTTATCTTTCATCGAAAAATAAAGACCAATCACAGGTATAAGGGTGATGAAGATCTGTACGAGAAATCGTTCATATCCTGGCATACACACCTCCTACTCTTTCCCTTCAAATTTCCAAGCGACACCCGTTCCGTTTTGTTCCAAAGTGCCATTAGTGGCAAACGCGCTGACTGGCTCGCCGTTGTATGTGAATTCTTTGTTAAGCTGCACTAGGATGCGCTTGCCTTCGCCATTGACCTCTACGTGTTCAGGGGCTTCAATGGTAATCAGGTCATGTGGTAAGTAGGTCTTACCAACTTCAGCGAGTGGAATCAACTCAACCAATTCTTTATAAGTCGTACCGTACTCGATATTCTTGCTCATGACAGAGTTCAAGACAAGAACATGAATGACCTTCTGGTTCACCTTTGCATTTTCTTCAGTCTGCTTAATAAGAGCTGCAAGCTTGTTCTGTTCACTCTCGTTTTGCGCAATCTTCTGATTGGCCTGTTCAAGCTGCGCCTGTGTTTTGACAATGGCGCTTCCTGGATCTAGCTCAGCTTTTAAGATATCCAGCACATCTTGAATCAAGACATCTTCCGGTTCATTTGTCCGGTCTCCAGGAAATGATCGTGAGTTAGTGCTGTAACGGTTGCCCTCTGATAGTTGAATTTCTACCATGGTCTCAACATTAGAACCAGAAATTCTTAAGTACGGTTTTGTTGATAGATTATACCCATTGATTGCCATGTTTATGCTCCTTCTGCTGGTTTAGTTTGTTCATCAAGCAGAGCTTCCAGCTCCTCCACTCGCGCTTGAAGTCTTTTATTTTCTGCTTCTTTTTCCCTAAGTTGAATCTTCAACAGATTATATCTAAGCATTGATGTCTTTGAGTCAACTAGCATGTCATCAATTGTCATTTCTAGAACCTGGTTAAGCTGTTCTTCGTTCATTTTCTAAGTTCTCCAATCTGTGTGTTAATGTTTTATTTTCAAGAGCGAGCTCCTGAATAGCTTTAAGTGCGATGTTTGTTAGTCTGAGATTGTCCAGATTCAACGTGTCTCCGTTCTCGTAAACAAGCGTAGGATCTACCGCTTGAACTTCCTGCGCAATCAAACCAATCTTAGTGTGTGCTTGTCGTGGTCTATCCTCTTGCTTCTTCCAGTCATATTCCTTGAACTGGAATTGCTGGATATAATCAAGAGCCTTGTGCTTACACTCAACAATATTTTCTTTCAGACGTCTGTCCGAGAAATGTTGGTTCACAACCGACCACAGGCTATATGCTGTACTATTGTAACTATAGTAGATGTCATTTCCTGATCCACCAAAGCTCAAAGATACATTGTCTGAGTTCCAGAGTCCAATAGTACCTGTTGTTTTACCGTTGACACTTCCTTTCCCTGTCTTGAGCCAACCGATTCCCTTAGCATTGATGTAACCCTGTACAGTCATAAGGAACTCATCTGTATCTGTTGCAGTATTTCCAATTGTAAAATCTGAATCCCTGTAGAGAAAAAGACCGTAAGGGACATTCTCACCACGACCGTAAGAACCAATGAACTGGACACCCAATCCATCTTTGGCATTATAGTCTCGTGGTACGTTAATCTGTAAACCACCATTCACTGTATCAAACGAACCGTAAGAACCTAGTTGAATTTTAGTGTGGCCTGTTAAAGTTCCACCATAGATATTTGCCCCTCGAATCGTTCCACCATAGATTCGGTCACCGCTTAAAATACCTGAACGAACCTGACTTGCATCGATTGCAACACTCTGCACACGGTTGATAAATGCTTGCTTAGCAAATAGCTGATTCAAATAAGCTTCATTTGCGACAAGCTTATTGAAAAATGCCTGGTCAACTTTCAATTTTTCAGCCGTGACTGCTTCTGCATCTAAAACGACTGTAGTCACTGAACCAGCTTCAAAATTTGCCGTTTTCAGCTTATCAACCATAGCCGACTTGATGACTGCCTTGTCAATCAGAGTCTCGCCAGTTATGTGGGTCAATTTCCCGTCAAGTCGATTATGACCATTTGCCCCAAGATTGAGACCTGAAACCAAAGCACCAGCACTAGTCAGATTTTGAACTGCCCACGACCCAGCAAGCTGAGTTTGAACAGACCGAATAGCCTCGTCTGTGTCTTCAGGAGCTTCTGAAAATGGAGTTGACACTGTTCCAATTTCAACTTTTGGAAATGCAATCCAAACGGTTGCGTTTGAAAAAACATGTAAGATTAACTCGCTTGTAGCATTTGTATTTTCATTTCTTATGAACTCAACATCGTAAAATTGCCAATCAGTAGTCAATGAGACACTTTTAACAGCACCTCTATATCCTGCTCTAGCTTGAAAATTCGTATTATTGACAGTAGATTTTGCCCAAAAGCTAAATCTTGCTGATTTATTTTTCAGTTCATCAACTCGGCCAGTGCGTGAATTACCACCAAGTGAGAAAGTGATTTTTTGATTATCAGTTTTGCCATTGAAGGTTGATACAATCTTCAATGTGTTCACTCCTCTAAATTGATTGTCAGAATCAATACTTACAGCTAACTGTCCTTTGGTCTGCGAAGCATCATCAAACAGCTTGTACGTTGAATATTTATCTCTTAAATCACGTTTGAATAGCGAATTTAAGAAAAGATTTCGTCCACTTGCTGACGCCTTTGACACTTCAACCTGGAATAATTGACTTGTCAAAGCCATACGAGCTACCTTATCTGCAATTCCATTTTCAGTATTGCCTAAAATTCGCTCATAGAGCTGACTAGTCTCTCTGACTCTCTGGAAGTCTGTCTGATTAGCCTTGCCAGAAATCATTGAGGTGATGTCTGCGAATCGTCCGTCTACTGCTGTTTTGTATTTGGCAATCTGAGTGGCAATCGAGCCATTTTGTGGGTTGGTAATAGCTTCAAGCCTACGCTCAATGCCTCTTACATCCTCCTGATAAGCCGATTTACCAACGTAGTCCCTTGTGACTAGCTCACGGACAGAAGTCGCTTGCTTAGCGCTCTCTTCTCGAGTGTATCTTCTCAATGCTTCTTGTCGCTGACCATCTTGTCCGACATAGTTCTCAACCGTCGCCAATTTAGCAGATAGTCCGTCAGCCGTTTTCTGAAATTCAGACTTGGCAACGACAAGGTCTGTCTTGCTATCTTCAGGAGCAGGACCTGCATCTATACGAGTCGAACTTCTGGTCAATTCGACCTTGCGAAACGCTACATGGCCAATCTCGCTATAGCCCAGAATAATTCGCCAGAAGTCAAAATTATCAGGCTTGGTCAATGCTGGGATAGTGACTTGATAAGTCTGCCAGCTAGACGTGAGAGTGAAATTACCATTCATAATCTCAGGATTACCAGGTGCTGTTCGATTAGCTCTTAATGACACCCAGACGTTTGGAGAACCAGAGTAGCAAATCCCTTGAAATGAGAGGGTGTAAGTCTCGCCAATCTCCAAATCAAGAAGAGCTGTCGAACTCTTACTTGAAGCTCGACTCCCTTCTTTCGAATAGATTTGCATCTGCTTCCAAGTGTTAGTCGTGCCTTTAACATTGTATTCGCCGTTGATGATTTTCCAGTCAACAGGACTACTATCTCCTTGAGAGTATATCCAGAGACCTCGTGAAAAGTCGTAGTCTTCAGCATAGTTCCGCCCCCCGACCTTCATCTTAGCGAAGGTCTGAGTAAGTCCATCAATGCCTTGCTTGACCTCTGATTTCGTCGCAAAGCCGTCCATCTGATCAGTCATACGACTAAGAGCCTCTGTGGTCGTTCTGCGATACTCAGACGCTTGGTTGACCTCGCTTGTGACTGTTCGCTTCAGAACGTCCAAATCACCAGAAAGAGCCGTCTGTGCGCTCGTAGCCTGCGACTTAAATGCTTCAAGTCTAGCAATCGAATCCAACCCAATCCGCTTCGCTTCCTGAGCGAGTAAGCTACTAGCCCCTGCATTTCGCAAGGCTTCTTCAGCCCTGCGCTTGGCTTCTTGTAATGGGCCGTTGTTAAAACTGCTAAAGCGCTGGTCAATAGTGTCAGACAGTTCTCTCTTGACTTCTTCAGCTTTTGCTTTAGCAGAATTGAGACCGTCTGTGAATTGATTGACCAATTCTTCTTTCTGCCTATCAAAAGCAAGGTCAGCATTCTTGAGCTCTCTTTCTAACTGTCGTTCAAAGTCATCATGAAGTTGTTGCGCTTCATTCTTAATCGCGTCACTGACCGCGTTAGAAACCATGTTGGACAAACCTGACTTAAATTGTCCAAATCCAATAGATAGTAGCTTATTAGCCATCGGCGAATAGGTATATTTGGTGATTTTCTTGCGCACATCCAGATTATAGACTTCGTGAAACAGGCTCACAATGTCATACATCTGGACAGGCACGTCACTCTGGCCGACAACCTCAAGTTCAAGGCTATCTTCCATCATGTCACAGAGAGATGTCTTGAAATACTGCTCGCCATATTTTCGCAGGCTAGCTTCATCTTTCACATCCTGGTCATTAACCTCAATCACATCTTCGTAGATTTGACTGTATTTGTTAATGAGTGGACTATCGATAGTAACAGTGAACGTGCGATCAGGCACTTTCTCTCCCTCACCTTTGACAGTAGTCTTGAAGGTGATTCGAGTTTTCAAAGATTTGGTAGAGCTCTTATGCTGGTAGCTAGACAGGTTTTTCTTGTACATAAAAAGCGATTCATTCTCTGAACCGCCATTTTTGAGTAATCGAACCTGGTAACCATGGCGCACAAGGTCGCCACCCCATTGGCCAAGGATGGAATGCTTGTCTTTCGCGAATGCTTCCATGGCATTCTTGGCATCGATGTTAAAGGTGTGACGCTCGTTGATGTCTGAAAAGAACGAAAATGGATGACCGCGAGTGATGCTTCCAGCAAAACGACTGAGAGCAGTTGAACCAGTCTGTCTATCCAAAGAGATTGGATTGACCACGTAGTTATTCAAGAGAGTAAATACTTGGTTTGCATAGACCTGAATATAGCCGTTTTTCTTCTCGACTTCAAAAATAACGAAATCCTGCTCACCGTGTAGGTCATCAGCCGTTAGGAATGTCTCCTCTTTCAACTTCTCCCATAAGGAATCCGAAGTCGGAAATCGGAAGGTAAGTTGGTAGGTGCTACCATCTTCTTGGACAATCTTATCCTCGTAAGCAGCATTCAGAGGTGTGTTGCCATTTGTTAAATAAATCAAATCTTATACCTCCAATTCGGTCGAATAGTAACCTTACGAACATTTCCAGTGAACGAAACACCTACCTTACCAGTCGGAATCTCCAAGAACCCTCCACGCTTACGAAGTGTGTTCTGGACTGCACCAGTTGCATTGTAGATATTCTGCTTGCCTTGCCGACAATCGATTGTAGCCTTGGTCTTAATCGCTAGATACATAGTCTTACGGCCAATCGTGAGGGAGATATCACCATCCCCCTCAATCTCAATGATTGGTTCAGAATAAATCGTCCCAGGATTGATGATTGTACCAGATGCCGTAAGAACCACAGGATCTACATTCTTTTGGTATCGGAACGGCTGCATGTCTAGCTTGATTTCTAACTTCCAAGCATGATTCCCAAACGGCTCAAAATTAGCAGTCACAAAATTAGCGTAGAACAATGAACCAAGCTGATAGCTAAACTCCAAAACATTGTCATTCGATTGAAATTTATCAAGAATGCTTGAAATCTCAACCATTTTTTTAACATGAAGAATGAAGGTCCTTTCGTAACTGTCGAAAGAACCGTCCAATACACGGTAACTACCATTGACTCCGTGAAGGTTGGCTACCTCCCCTCTCGGTTTAGCAGCCTCAACTTTCCCAAAGTCAGTGACAACACAACCAGGAAGGGTTGAGGTGTTAAAACCATTGATGATCATATAATCCATTAAATTCCCTCCCTTGCATAAATTGCACCATGTTGTTCATATGTTTTTAGTGAGATAATATCATTGTCCAGATAAACGTCTGACGATTTTTCAAGGATAGCGGTAAGGATCTTCTCCATACTTGCTCTCAGAATCGCTATCTCAGACACAGTTTTATTTTCATGCGCTTCAAATTGAGCTCTTGGCATAGCCAACTGTGCCTCAAGACTTTTGGTCACGGACGCAGAGGAATTCAGATCCAGATTATCTCCTGAAAATACATCCGAAATCTCACCAGCCATACCTCCGACCGTTTTCTTGACGTCTTTAAACCCATCTTTTAATCCGTGGTCTAAACTTCCCATAATTGCATTACCTGCTGGAATCAAAAGCTTACGGTCATACTCAATAGGTCCTTTATGGTCACGGATCCAACCAGCGATACCACCGACGAAGTCAGTTACAGAAGACCACATAGATTGCAAACCGTCCAAGAAGCCTTGTAGAATTGCTTTACCAGCACCAAATAGATCAATATTCCACAATTGATTGAAGAATCCAGTAACGTTGCTTACAAGACTAGATACCGCATTAGACATGCTGTTCCAGGCATTTTGCGCCCCAGATATAAGACCATTGATAATGTTTAGAACGCTAGATGCTAGAGAACTCCAAGCATTGCTTGCCGTTGACTTGATACCTTCCCACAAACTTGATAGGAAGTTCATAAAGCCATCCCAGATATTTTGAGCTCCCTGCACCAAACCTGTGATCAGACTTGTTACAGTAGATTTTATCCATTCCCAAGTCGCTGAAGCAGCCGACTTGATAAACTCCCAAATCGCAGATAAGGCAGCCGAAAAGTTTTCAAAAACAGCAATACCATAACCAACAATAGCATCTACAACTCCAGAGAAGTATGTTTTAATCCCCTCCCATATCAGAGAAATGCCATTTTGAATACCTTCCCAAATTAAAGAAAGATCAGCTCCTAGCTGGTTAAAGTTCCCTGTCACAAGGTCGATGATGATCAGAATAGCGCCCAAGAAAATGGATTTGATGAACTCCCAAGCACCTTGAAAAATCATCTTAATCCCTTCCCAAATTTGACTAAGACCGTCTGAAATGTTGTTCCAGATATTCATGAATCCATCAATAAACGGTTGAACAATCGTCATAACTGCCGTTGTGATAGCTGTCCATGCCACAGATGCAGCCTCTTGAATACTTACCCACAAGTCAGAAAAGAATGTTACAACTGCATTCCACATCGCCTTCAAAGACTCAATGTAAGCATTCCATGTTGTGACAACTCCATCCCATAAAGTGCTAGCACCTTCAGAGATACCAGACCAAAGACCGACAAAGAAATCAGCAATCCCCTGCCAAGCCTGCTTTATCCAATCTACAAAAGATGACCAAATTTGCTGACCAGTTTCTGTTTGCGTAAAGAACCATACAAGACCAGCAGTCAATGCTGCCACCGCCGTTACGATTAGGCCAATCGGGTTTGCAGATAATACTGCATTAAAAATACCGAACGCTCCACTTGCCCCCATTGTTGCAGCCGCATTCGCCGCTTCTGCGGTAGTGAGTGCACCAGTTCTTACGAACTGAGCTAGCATTAAGCCATTCGTAATAGCTAGAGTTGCATTCCTGATTGTTTCAATTCCTTTTATTACCGCTAAGACAGCTTTATATCCTGCCCATGCACTCGTAATACCAACAACAGCCGATTTTAAGGCATCTAATGCAAGAGGCGAATCTTTTAACCAAGACGTAAATTTGCTAAGACTTTCAGAGGCGTCTCTGATAAAACCTGTGATACTTTCAAAGGCAATGCCTAGCAGATTCACTCCCTGCTCTCCGTCTTTAATCCCTAACAGATCTCCAACGAAATCAACAACAATGCTTGCTACATTACCAGCAACAACCCCGATATTCTCAAAAGTTACTCGGATATTATCCGCAATATTGACAATTTGAGTCGCAGCTTCCTCACTAAAACCAATCGTATTCAGAATATCAATGTTATCCTGCTTGCTTAATGACCCAAAAATCATGTCAAAGAAGGTCTCAAAGATTCCAGTCACATGAGCTAGCTGATCAAAGACTACACTTCCAAAAGCATCCCCAAAAAGCTGAGAAGCAATCTGACTAATCCCTTCAGTCAAAACCAAACCAAGGCCAGAAAAAATATTTCCAACCATTGGTAAAAAATTATCAAAGAGAAAGGTAGATGTTGTTTTAAGCAAAGCATGGAGAGAAGGTAGGATATTCTCCCCTAGCGCTAACTTTCCAAGTACATTCTGAGCAGCTGCTTTCATAGATTCAAAAGAACCACTAAAAGTAGATGCTGCCTCTTTGGCAGTTGTACCAGTGATGTCGAGATTTTCTTGGATAGCATGGATGGCATTATAAACATCTGAAAGGTTGTTAATGTCGTACTTGACACCCGTCAATTTCTGAGCGTCATTCAAAAGACGCTCCATTTCCTGCTTTGTACCACCATAACCAAGTTTAAGGTTATCCAGCATAGTATAGTTTTGCTTTGCAAAACCTTGATAAGCCATCTGAATGCTCTCCATCGATGTTCCCATCTTATTAGCATTATCTGACATGTCAATCATGGCCATGTTGGCTGTTTCAGCAGCTTTGTTAGTGTCCCCACCAAGAGATTGCAAGAGGCTAGCTGAGAACCCTGTCACGTTTTCCATGTAAGCATTAGCTGACAAACCTGTCGTCTTGTAGGCCTCATTAGCATATCCCTTAACCTTGTCAGCAGAACCTTTGAAAAGAGTTTCAATCCCTCCAAGCGATTGCTGGAGCGCAGCACCTTCACTGATAGCAGCTGAAAAGGCCTTTCCAATCCCTGCCGCTGCAATGACTTTTGTCATGACGCTAACCAGACTAGAACCTAATGACTGTCCAGCACTTTGCCCCGCTGCACTCGCTTCAGGATCGAGGATTGATTGGATTTTACCAGTAATACCTCTGGCTGATGGTATCAATTGTACATAAGCTTGGGCTATTTCTGTCGCCACTAATCCTCACCTCCAATCTTTTCTAGAATTTGCTGACGATATTCTTCAAAGTCCTCACCAGAATCAAAGATCATTTCCTTACTTTCTTTAGCTTTAGTTTTACCTATCAGCTCCTCTGCAACCATTAATGGTTTGTTGATTCCTTTCTGACCATCTGTTGTTTTAAACCACACAAGAGCAGAAAGCCTATCAAGTACTCCAGCAAGCAAAAAGGTTTCAAAAGGAACTTTGCTATTTGTCATTGCTAGCTTGATACGTGAATCATCTCTTAGACCAAAAGCAAAGACAGCTACCTGGTCAACATGTAACTGTCTGTAATCAAAAATCCCATATGTTTCAGCTAAATCACAAATAAGAGCATCTTCATCTGTTTGAATCATTCTAGCAAGGAGCGCTATTTTTTTAACTGATTCTGACTTGAGAAGATCTCACTAATTTCTGCTCCCATTTTGTCCAAGGGAACAATTCCATCTGCAGTTCGCACATGATTTTTCAAATCCTCGGATTTCTCACCGAGCATAAGTTTCACCACTTGGGGTAAAACTGCTGGATTTGTATCTACTTCTGCAATAGCTTCAAGCAACTCATAGTTTTCCAAGCGCTCTTTTGTGATTTCAAAAGCAAATCCGGTTGAAGTCACCCCACGGATTGTTTTAATCTGTGGCGCAGCTCCTTTATTTTTCTTTTTACGATTTTGTTTTGACATAGTTAAGCTCCTTTGATGTATTCATAGTGTGTGTCGTCAGCAGCGTTAGGGAAAGCAGTTACTGTCGTACCATACCCGAGAACACTTCCATCGTTATAAGTGATTTCATCGATGGAAGTTACTTTTCCTGAAGGAATAACAATACGTTTAAGTACACCACCTTTTAGAACCGTTTCAATAACTAGACAGTGATGTGGCAATTCTTTTGAGTTTGCCTTAATCGTAATTCCTGAAGACAAATCCCCAGATACATTATCTGGTCCATAGACTTCCTTCAAAACATGTAGATTCAATGCTTCAATAAGCATATATTTGAAGGTGTCTGTTTTTTCCTTTTGAACGGAACTTACAACGACACCGCCCCAAGCTTTGATATTTTCTGACTCTGGCGAGTTACTGTTGGTCATACCGTCTTCTGAAATATAACCTAGTGCTTCAAACGCCTCATCTAATTTTGTTGTTGCATCTGTCGGCAGCGCTGTGCCAAGAGGGGCAGAATAAACCGCACCTCCGATTTTAGGTTTTGCAGTCGTTACATTTGCTTCTTTTCCCATTTAATTTCTCCTTTTTAAAAAAAATTAATATCAAATACGGCTTGATATCGATATTGTTTTGTTTCCGTATCCGTAAAATTGTAATCACTGTTTAGGTGGACACCACAGATTGAATCTAATTCAATCAATCCCTTCACAGCACTTTTTACTTTCACATTAAGCTCTGCAGCCTTCTGCATAGTTGGTCCATAACTTTGGAAAGCAAAGATCGCACTACTAGAGTGATTACGCTCCTTCCCACCTGTCTTTTGAATGATGACAAAACTGTCCGGAGCTTCAGCTTCATGCTCAAAAAATGACGGTACATCTAAATGACCGTCAAGATATTTCTTGATAATAATTTCAATCATCTAATGCACCGCCTTCAACAATGTATTATTTTTCAAATTATCCCTTTTCGCTTTTCGCGTAGCTGGATAAATCATAGCATTGGCTCTTGTCTTACCAACGTGGCTATCTTGTTCATAACCAGGACCACATCTTTTTTTAATGACTGTCGCTTCTTTGTTCAAGATGTCCTGAATCTCTTTGGATTTCAAAAGAGCTCCTACACCTGCACTGATAAGCTTGACTTGAGTTTTACTCATACGCTTCAACCATCACTTTCTTATTCCATTCTAGAGGCATCATTGCTTCGATGCCTTCCAAAGGAATGCCAATTGTGCGCCATTTTCGCCCAAAGAAACGAACCTCACGGTCTTTCCACTCGTTCTGATCGCCTTTCGGAATGCCCAGCGTATAAGCTGCCTTTTTCCCAGTCAAATTGAGCTGATTGGTGACATCTTCTGTCGAAGATGGAACAACCAGGACATTCTCTACTTGAATTTCAGTATTCTCATAGATAGGATGCCCAAAGTCATCCCGACCAGTCTTGGTTTTCCCAGTCAAAGTTACAGTAATTCCTTTAATCCGTCCCATAGATATCAATCACCCCATATCTTTGCTTTTTGAGGCCCAGACGTTTCAATTCTGAATCCTTGATAAAGAGACCACCGCCAGGAACTAGATAAGAACCACTGAAGGAATAACCTAAAGCGGACTCAGCCACCTGAGTCATTGGTTCCTGATCAGTTGAGGTCATCAACGTGCGAGCTACCACATCAACCGTGACGGACTTAACGACCATGGCAAAAGATGGGTCAGTAGCCACCAACCCATCTAAATCTTTGCCAACTTTTTTAGCTTCGACACGAAGAGAATGAGAAACAACTTCCAACAGTGCTTCAGCTCGTTTTTCCTCATCGAATTTCAACGCTCGCCACAATTTTTTCAAATCTTCGACTGTTGCAAAGTTTTCCATCTCAATCACCCTTCATTTGCGATTAGTAAATCAAGCAAAGCAGATTTATTTGCCTTGCTATCATACTCAACACCCAATTCATCAAGTTTCGCCTTGATTTCTGGAACAGTAAGACGATATTCGTCCTTGAATTCACTAATAGGAACCCAATCACCTGCCAACTTACTGTCTGTTTCAATTGTTGCTAAGGTTTCTTTGTTAATATATTCCATATTAAGCCTCCACACGAGCAAATGCCTGCTCGTCAAGAATTCCCCAACCTACGTACACTTGTGTACGCAAGCAAACTTCACGGTAGCGTTTCAAATCGCGACCAGCTCCGTCTGGATCACCGTATTTAATGATTTCAAGAGGAATTTCATCTGCATATCCCCATTTTACAGCATTCTCAAAATCACCAACGATAACATGGTCTTTTTTAGCCGAACTTGCAACGGTAGTCAATGTTTTATTAACATCAGACTTCATTCCGTAAAATGATCCTGGATTTTGTCCAAAACGGTATTCAGGATATTGGGCTACCCCGTTTACCTTGATGTTTCCAAGTGCTGCTCCTGCAGCAGGAGACAATGCGATCCCATTTACTTCGCAATCATTTGCTGTGATGGTTGCAACAGCAGCATCAATATTTTCATCAATTTTACTTGCTTCATAAGCAACTACATTTCCTGTAATCAAGCCATCAAATGAGTTTGTGGCTTTAAAAGAAGCATCTGTCATTGATTTTGGTTCAAGTCCATGGAATGAAGCAATATCAATTGCTTGTGCCACTTTTTTAGACAAACCATCAATAAATGATTTGAGGTAAGACAATTGTTTTTCTTCCGAACAATTTACAAACTCCTCAGATACCCGTGCTTGGTAAGTAATCAAAATAGGTTTGATTACCTTTGGTTTCATAGTTGCACTTCCAGCGTTCGAAGGATTGCCTTCACCTACGATTTCAGCATTTCCTTCGAGATTGAATACAAATGTTTCAGTTCCAGAAAATGGAATAGGTTCTCGAGTAGTAAGTTTTGCAAGGGTTGAATGTCCCTTTACCTTACTAAAAATGTCTTGGACTGTTTCGACTGGGAAAAGATCCCCTGTTTGTAGTGTTGCCATAAATTATTCTCCTCTCATTTTGTGCAACATTCCTTTTAATGCTGCATCTTTGTCATCAATTGAGCTAGGCTCCTTTGTTCCGAGCGGGTAAACTGGTTGAGATTTCTTCATAAATCCAGCCAAGCGCTCTGCATCAGCTTTGAAGCTTTCTTCATCAGTTCCCTGCAAACGATCTGCAAGGTCGTAAGGCAATCCGTACTGCAAAGCCACACGAGTTCGCAGACTAGCCGTCTCATAACCAGCGATTTGATTCTGCATCTCTTCAAGTTGCTTGTCAGCATCTGCCTTGCTTTGATTACTAGCTTCGATCGTTGACTTCAAGCCAACATTTTCTGTTTCCAGCTCTTCAACACGAGATTTGAGCTGGTCATAGTCGCTATACTTCGCTTTCTCACGAGATAAACGCTCCTTAATAGCAGCATCAAATTCTTCTTGTGTAGTGATTGGTTTAAAATCTGACATTCTCATGTCTCCTTTCTCCTGCTTTCCCGGCAGTTCGGTAATTTTGGGCATCAAAAAAAGCAGTCACAAGACCGCTTATTTTAATAACTGATTTTTTGCTTTTTCTTTGGCTTGGTCGTAGCACAAGCCCAGTGCGCAAGCAAAGCGCTATCCATCAAAGAAATATCCATATCGTCAAAGTGCGATCGATAACCAAAACCACCATTTGAGCCAATATTACGCTTATCGCAGTTAGTGGCTACTTTTGATAGCGATGGTTGACCGGCGTGGCAGATGGTCTTCTGGTAAATACCCTGTTCCCAAAGAGCGTTGGCCACGATGATCTCTTTCACCGTCGGCAGAATCACATTCTTGATTCTATAGTCCTTCAACTCTTCGTCCAGGATCTTCTGACCACTTGCGCCATCGATGACAATTTGAGCCACGTCGGCTTGACGCAAGAAAGCAACCATCCACTCATTACCATTACGAACAGATTGGCAATCGACCGTCTCAACAAAGTAACGACCATCCTTGGTCCGTGCAGCAATACTCAATGCCACGTTCGTTCCATCTTGGCCGTACTTAATACCAACAGACAGCTTGCCAGATAATTCTGGAACATCATCCACCTTGAGCTCATTCCACTCCGTTTCAGAAATAGCAGATTTTTGGTTGTAAGTTGGCCAAAATCCCAAACGTTGGATATTATGGTCTAGCTTATCCTCACCAAGCTCAGCCTCAATCTTCCGCTCATTTAAATGATAACCCATCGATGGATTGGAATTATACCAGGCTTCCACATCGTCAATTTCCTTTTCGTCAGAAACCGACCACTCAGCCCAGCCAGAATACTTCCCTTTCCCAAAGAGACAAGTCTCACGGTACTTAGTAAAGACCGTACCGCTTGATACAGGTGTCGGAGGTGTCCCACACATGATTGTGATAGGATTTTCACTATCCGTCACCGTGTATTTCAAAGCAGATTCTTGCTCGGTCGTGTACTCTTGAGCCTCGTCAATGATCAGCATGTCAAATCCTTCACCAAGACCACCATTTGATGTCCTTGTACGAAATTGGACAACACCACCTGTCGAGTAAAGTTCAATCCGCTCTTGTCCCTTGGCTCGAATAGAATTGAAATCCTCACCATCCACATACCCCATCTTTTCAAGGTATCGTTTAACCTTTTCAAAAGAGGCATGAGATGTGGAAATTCTGTGGGCCGTATGTAGGATATTTAATCCTTCATGTAGCCCCCAAATTTCACCAATATATAGTAGTTCAGATTTACCATTACGACGGGGGATAGAGTAGCCAAACTTCTGATGCACCCAAAGACCGTTCTTGTCAACAGCCATCATAGATAGCAAAAGATTTTTCTGCCAAGCATAACAAGAAAGACCTGTCCGCTCGTAAAGTTCAATCGCTTCTTTAGCTTTTGAATTTTTCTTGACGTATTTTAAAATCACCGATTGAGTAGGATTCTGATTGCCAAGTTTCTTCTTCCTCGCCATTCCACATTCCTTTCAATCGTCATCGCATGATAACCCTATCGCTGGGAGATATCGGATCACCTCCTAATCTTTAATAGCTCGGTTTGAAACTTTAGTATAGACATCCACATAAGTCTCTTTCTTGTCGCCATTATGCGTGATTTCCGCATAATCACCACATTTTTCACTAGATTTAATTTGATTAGTACTGACAAGAGCCTTCCAATTTTGCAAAGTTTTGCTAAACCAAACCACAAAGCAGTCTTCTTCTTTGATTTCGCGACCTGCCAAGCGTGAAAATTCTTGCGATGCCAATTGTTTTGCTTTTTTTAACATTTTTTATTCCTTTCTGAACATAAAGAAAACCGTATGGAAATCCAAACGGTTTATAGTAATTTATAGCAGTTTATAGCAATAGAATTATAAGTACCTCACACAGAACCTCCTTTCAAGTTTTCAAAAATAAAAGCACCCTTTCGAGTGCTTCAAATCTCTTATTTTCGTTCCGAAAAGAAATCGGCCCAAAATGGATTCTCTTTATCAAAAATCTCAATCTCTTCTGAGGTCATATTGTGCGGATAATCTTCAAAAAGGTTATAGAATTTTTGCTTGTCGAATGTGATTAGCATCAAGCCTCTAGCAAACCATGCTGTCTCAACCCACCAAGTTTTATCGTTATCATTTTCTTTATAACAATATTCGGACCAATTCACTTCTTCATATTCATCTTTCATGACCCTCGACCCCTTTCATCTGTTGAGAATCTGCTGTATTGATAAAACTCAATATCTTGTGAAATTCAGGATTGTCTTTCAAGGAATTCACATCAATAAGATAGCTATTCGCATCGTATTTTCTCCCACCTACACTGTGAGACTTCTGAGCTTTAAATCTTTCTTTCAGAACAATGTTATTGAATGGTTTAAACCCATTTAACGTTCTTGATTGAAGTTCCAAATACTCAAAACGACCTTCGTTTTTTCTAATGATTGCTGCATGTCTACCTGTTGCTAGGTAATATTCGTTCCCGTTTTCTACATTTTTCATCAGTTCTCTTACTGCGGTAAAATCATTTGTGTTTTTGACCACATGCGTTTGAACTCCAGGAAGATTTCCAATCATTTTAATTCTACTATCTCTAGAAAAGAAGTCACAGCTTTTACCACCTCTAAAGTCTAGAACAGTATATCCAGCTTTATTTCCTATGTATGCAAATGCCGCTGACGAACATGACCCTCTAGTCCTATCTCCACCACCAACAGCTTCGATAATTTGTTCCTCAGTTAATTTTTTACGACTTTTCTTAATAGGATTTGAAAGAATTCCGTTTTGAAGCGCTAGTTTTCTCACTTCGCTCATTTGAGAATCTCTGCTTATATCCTTTCTTGCTTCTATCTTATCACTTTCGTCTTTCTTTCGCCAAATTTTACTCCAAATATCTTTAACTTTTCCGCTTTTTGGATCATAATCCACAATGCAACGACAACGCTGATGTCTTCTGTAAACATCCTTTGGAACTCTTGGATATTTATAATTCCCTTGAACTTCCTGACACCACTCACAACAATGAAAATAAGATTTTCTAACAATCTCAGGTTGTAAACCAGACTGATGATGAAACTCCGCATTCTTCCGGATGCTATCATCAATAATGGACTGAGTGAAGTTCACAATAGGTTCACCAAGCAACCAACTGACATCCTCAAAATTATCTTCAGACGAAAAGCGATTAACAATGCCAGCAATTCTCTCCTGATTTAATTCAGGAACTTGAACTTTAAGACCTATTTTCGCTTCATCATTCAAATTCTTCTGAACATCGCTAGCAAAACCACTCACAATCTCGTGATTCCGTCCTAGCACGTCCGTCAGCAAACGTTGTGCGATATTGTAATACATTTTACCGTCTGGTAGTTTATCGGCGCTTATAGAAGCTCCTAGAGCTTTAGAAAGAATTTCGCCAATTTCAATCGCAAACTCATTTGCTGTTTTGTAAGTGGCTTTTTTTGCCTTCAATGTAGCAAAAGCGTTTCTGATAATCTCGTTCTTACCGAAATCTTGTTCAAATCTCTCTTGAACCTCTTGCAAGATACCAGGTAAAACATCATTCTCCATTTGAATCACCCTCGCTTACAACTGGCCTAGCAGACATGTCTCCGGCGATACCAGTAAGGTCCCGAATTGTCTCTGCATTTATATAACCAGGCAATGCCTGATTCAACTTCACGGCACCATCACCAACCATGGTCATTGTAGTCGCATCCGCTTCAAACAATGGCTCCCATTTGACTGTGGTTCTTACAAATTGACTTCTACCATAATGAAAATCATCACGTAAGCAAGCTGCAACATAAGCCACATTAAGCAAACCTGTTCCCAAGGAACGCTGAGCCTTCCGTCCAGCCAATCGCAAATTCTCATGACTAGTCTTAATAGCATCTGCAGATGATGGATTATCTGAAACGAAACCAAGATCATCCAAAGTCAGCCCCATTTCGCCAGCGAATCCAGTCGCTGCGTTTCTTAGCTGTTCAGTAAATGGAGACATGCTAGCAGTCGTAAACTGCCCAACGCTCGGCTTCTCGCCTTTGTCACTAGAAGAAATCGTCAACAAGCTTGATATAGTGGCTTTCCATTTTTCCATCGGTTCCGCATCAGGATCAAGTCCAAGAATGTATTTCTGTGGCCACGAGTAAAACTCAGCAGTGATGTCAGCTCGCTCTAAAGTACGCTTAGCGTATTTCTGATGGTATATGCCAGCCCTTGTAATTCGTGACCGTCCAAACGGACGAACCGAATCAGGACGATGAATGACCGGAACTAACAGAGGGATACCAGTTTCATTCGTAACCGAGTAAGGATCCCCGTTTTTCGGAATGAAATGAGTAGCATTAGGCTCGAAGTAGGCTTCGAGTGTTGGACGATTGTAATCATCACGAGCCAACACAGCATAACCTTCCACAAGCAACCCAGTAATAGGATCAATGACACCAGTTGCATTACTCGATTCAATGACTTGCAACCTCACCTCATCATCTTCACCCTTCGAAATATAGATGAAACAACACGAACCAATCAGCGCAGCTAAAATAGCACTATCAAAGAAGATATCAGGATTGTTCCGATTAAAGATTTCTGTAACATTAAAATCATCGTTAGCAAATTCTCTGAAAATCAAACGATCTGCAAGACTATCAACGCCCTTTGCAACCCAACCAAGAACAGCTTGATACTTTACCCTAATGTGTGCAGGAATTGTGATTCCTGTCGGCGCTTCATAGTGCTGCATCGCATAATGCTTGTATCTCAGATTGACTCTGCTCCGATAAAGATTCAACTTCCTCCTAAGATAATCAATACCTCTTAATTCCAAACCGCTCTCCTTTCATTTTGATGATTTGGCGCGAGAAAAAATGTACAGTGACGGCGTGAAGCTCGCGAGCGCCTAGTGGGAGGGGGATACCCCCCCTATACTCAGCTAGGATCTACTTCACACATATCTGTTATTTTTTCGAGTTTTAAATATTTTTTTTATTTTCTTTTTTACAAAAAAATTTTAATTCTTTCATTAAGACTTCAAGCTCTATACCTAGTCCAGTCTCTGGACTGCGGCAAGTTCCTGTTACCCACAACAGTAGCATTGGCTGATCTATCATCAGCGTAAAGCTTGTCAGACTTTTGTCTGTTGCATTGCCAGTGAGCAAGCTGTAAGTTACGAATATCTGACGGATGACCATTGCGATTGATTGGAATAACATGGTCAATGACCGGAGATAGAGGATGTGGGTACTTCAATGATTTATCAACGGGGAGTCCACAAATCCCACAAGTATTTTTTGTTTTGAGAATAATATTTTTATTCTTTTCAAAAGCAACTCTGTGAGGACCGCTCCGATCCGGTCTGTCCTTGGGGGTATTCATCTAAGGAGGGGCCTTTCTTTTTAGTAGGTAGGGGCTAAAATTTTATGATGTAGGGGGAGTTTTTCTAGTCTCTGACACCCTCGTATATTTAACATATCTTATATTCTGTTAAATAAAACTAACATTCTTAAAAGCCAACTGTAGCAAGTGCTTACATATATTTCATTAAAAACTGATTTACGTTTTCTCAATATGTAAAATAAATAGTCATTTAATAGCTAAAATTCATCATTGAATCATCCAATTCATCCTGCTTAATACCTATATAATCAAGTGTGATATCTGGAGATGAATGATTAAATAATTCCATCAAGATTGCTACATTTTGATTTTTTCTGTAATGATGATATCCAAATGATTTTCTCATTGAGTGAGTCCCGATGTTTTTAAGTCCAACATGCTCAGCTGCTTGCTTTAATATTTGGTAAGCTGCAACTCTTCCAATATGAGCGATTCTTACTCCGTCTGTCCTAACTTTTTTTTTGCTAGGAAATAGATAGTCATATCCTTGTAGCTCATTCGTTTTGATGTAATGATTCAAGGCCTTTCTTAATTCCGGATTAATAGCAAATCGCTTGACCTTGCCAGTTTTCTTTTCAGTAACCTCAATTCTATCACCTGTCACTTGTTTCACTTGGAGAGGTATGATATCGCTGATGCGCATTCCAGAATACAGACCGCACATGATCAGGACATAGTTTCGCTCACTCTTCGATTTTAGAAAGTCTTTCATCCGTTCAATGTCATCAAGTTCACGAATAGGTTCTACTTTCTTCACGACATCACCTCCAAACTACAAGAAAAGGCAGGGTGTGCCTGCCTTCGTCTATTATTCGATAGTACCATTTTAGCACATTGAAATTGGTATTTACTCTTGATTTACTCCGCTTTTACTCCAGAATAGCCATCTGCTCACCGTTTCGATAAAGCTCTGCAAATGCTAATAGAGCTTTATCAAGAATTTCATAGTATGAGCTCTCTGAGATCGAAAGCTCATTGTATATCGTCTCATCTTTCTTTCGATGCCAGACCATGTACTTCTCATATATGATCCTGCGATAGTAAGGATCGTGTAGCTCGCTGACTGCCTGCTCAATCGCATCCAGCTCCATCTCTGCATCAACCTTTCTGATAGCCAGCTTTTCAACCTGACTGGTCGTGTCACTTCCAGGATTTCGAGGCATGAAAGAATACGTCGTGGTAACTTTCTGACCATTTTTGTCATTGGCCACACGACGCCAGCGAGGATAGCCTTTCAAGATTTTCTTGGCATTTTCTTTCGTTTTTGCTTCATTTATTTCAGGGAAAAAAGGCATCTCTCACCTCATTTCTATATATTTTTATTTTTCAAGTCTCATCAAAACTTTTAAAAAACGTTGCTAGATCATCGAAAAAAGAAGCAAGTGTTCTAGCTATATTCTTGAATCCTTCCCTGATGGTTCTCACAAGATCTTCAAGTTCTTCAGGACTTAACTGAGCCAGCTCTTGAGCTAGTCTCTCTTGCTCACGCAGTAGAGCTTGCTTAGCTTTCTTCTTCTTGATTCTTTTGTTCATCTGGTTTTCTCCAAATTTTAGTGATAGCTTCGACGGTGCTGATAACTGTGATACCAATGACAACTGCAACAAATCCTGTTAACCATGGATGCTGTGACATAAATTCATAACCGTTCATACTACTCTTCTCCTCTCTTTCCACTTAATCAATTTACCTTCGTTGACAGAGAGACCTAGGTCCTCTCTAAGTTCTTTCAATCTCAGTTCCATGCTATGAACCTCCTTCCTAAGTAACTATTTTGTTAAATTCTTCTAGACAAATGCTCGACCAAATGAAACGATTGATTTCTAAAAGTTTCTCGCTCCCCATTTTTTCAATTCTTTGATAAAGCCTGATTTTAAATAATGTTTTCTTGTGTTTCGAAAGCCTGGTTCCTTCAACTGGTAATGTTGCTATAAACAATAATGTTTCGCCATAAGCGCGAATTACACATTTTGCAAATATCTCACTATTTTCCCCTTCTATAACAACAATTGACACATTAATTGGTTCGTAATTTAAAACCTCAGCGAATTTGACTCTATCTTGTTCGCTGTCTATTTTTTTCAAACCTGAATATGGATATTTTTTAGGTTTCATTGCCTGTCCCTTCAAATGATTTTTCCTTCAAATATCAGAGTGATTGTCCCTGTTCCGTCTTTATTCTTAGATACCAGAGCGCTACAATCTGAACCAAATTCAACTCCTTCAATTGTGACGCTGCGCTTCATTCTGTCAACGTTGATTATAGAGTCATTTGATGTTTTAATTCTCATGTTCCATCTCCTCTAGTGTGTTCATAATTTATCCTCCAAAATTACTGAACGGAACTTCCCATCTATAATTATCATACTTACGTACGATATCTTTTAAAATTTTACCTTTTGAGATTTCGATTTCTTGTGTAAATTGCATACCCATTTCAAAAGTGAAAATCTTAATGTCAACATTGAATTTCTCAGATATTTTTGTGTAATCGTCCGGGATAGCTCTCCATGCCTGCTCAAAATTATCAAGTTCGATAATAAGAAAATCATCATCAAGATGAATTTCAAAACTATCATTGTCAATAAAAGCACGTTTTGTGCCATTGATATAAAAATAAGAGTCCGTTGTAGTAAAAGTGATTATCTCACCATCTGTATCTTCTTCGATTGTGATGTCTCCAACAGATCCAAACATATATTTCAAAGCTGATTTAATGTTTTCTGCACGTCCTCTTAGTTTAATTGTTCCTTCTGCAAAATTTGCCATATTTACCTCCTTATTATCGAAAAACTATATCCTCACCTCATCCCAAACTTTCACCTTGTCATACACCTCCTTCGTAACCACGAATAACCCGTAATCACGAATGGTAAGTGTGTATAGCTTGCCGTGTCGTCCTTTCTCGACGACCTTACCAAATATCTCAGCGCCTTGGTTATCTGCTTTGTAGATTACAATAGGGCGCTTTGCTTCTAGTTTTTTAATGTGGATACTCTGCCAGATGTTCAATCCAGCAGATAATAAAATCCAGATTGTGATGAATCGTTTCACTTCTCGTGTTCCTCCTCAAAATAAAACTTTCCGTCGAATGGTTCAATTTTAATGATTCCATAATCTAACCCAAGCCTTGCTATGAATGGCTTGGTGATTCTTTCGTGCAAAGTAGACATCTGCTCCCTGAATTCATCTAACAGAAAAGTAGATTTGTAGAAATTGCATTGATAGCAAGCAGGCATATAGTTTTCAAAACTATCCTCTCCGCCTCGATAGTGAGGATGCAAATGATCCACTCTCAAAGTTTTCAAATCCAATTCCTTGCCACAATAAGCGCAATGACCGTCGTACTTATCTAAAACTTTTTGTCTCATGACTTTAGATATGCTTTTTCGTTTCAATCTGCGACCTCCTTAAAGCGCCCATCTGTTTTTGGATTTATTTCTTTTAAAAATGGGATTTTTCTTTTCTTTTTTCTTCTGCTTGTGATATTCGCTATCTTTGTTAAAGATAATATCTTCATCTTCAATCAGTTCAGGAATGAAGGTTTTATATGCAATCATCACTCCACCTCCTTAATTTTCAAGCTTTTTGATTTCACGTTCCACTAGATCTTTACGTTTCTGTAATTCTTCTAGTTTTTGAACATCTAATGCTTTCTTAATAATTTCAAGCCGTTCAAGATTATCTTTGAATTTGATAAGTTCTTCAACTTTGCGAGCATACTCGCTGAAATTATTGCCCCAATCGTAACTTTCCCATCCGAATTCACGACTGAGTTCCTGTTGTAAATCATTATATTTTCTTCTTAAGTCGTTATTGACCATTCTTTGTAGATTTAAAATGTAAAATGTCATAGCTGAAATTAGTAAGCAAGCTATAAACATTCCCAAAAACATTAAATTTTCCATTTACTCAACCTCCTCAACCTCAATCCCTGGGCAATCAAACACCCAGCCGAAGTTGGCTTCTTCCAGCTCTTTTCGGGTGTGCTTGGTTCTATACCCATTGACTTCGTTTTCTGATGCAAAAAAATATTCTTTGGATAATAAAGCTTTATTAAGATAGCGACCATATCCAGAAACTCCTTTTACTTTCACCAAATACCGCTTTTCTTTCTCGACCTCGTAGCCATCTAGCCATGCACGAGCAACTAAATCAAACGGTCGCTCTTGCGTGAACCATTTACCAACTTCATCGTTTGTAAAATCAAAATCGAATAAATCTGCTACGTCTTTACAGGTTTTTCTAGCTTCCTCAATCCAATCCGCCACAAACTGCGGTACTTTGACTTTTTCGGGTTTATTTAACTTTTCATATTCTCGAACAAAAACTTGTGTGCCTTGATAAGAACAGATATATCCAAGGCCACACATTCTTTCTGTCAAGTCTATTATTTGTCTTTCATTCATTTTCCGCCTCCTCAAACTTGTTTTCTAAAAATCCAGCTCTTGCTCCTCATGGCTCAAAAGTACAAGAGCTAGCAAATTCTTTATACGCCACTCGTCCAAGTCTGACGCATATTCTAGCTCGCTTTTAACGTGGTTCGCGGCACGTTGATTTTGTCGCTAAATAATAGCAATCTATGGCACCATAATCAAAACGTACATCGTCTTTTCCGATATATTTTTTGAATTTTGGTCTAGTGATACCTGAGAAAGCCTATTGATGCTCTTTCATCCGTTCGATAAGTTCATCCACATTGTTAAAACTTCCAAGAAAAAACTTGCAGTGCCCATTGTAAACGAAGTAAAGATTTAACATCAATACCTCCTAAAATTTCATAAAAGCCATCCAATGAGTCGTCCCACGTTGCTGGCCGAAAAGTGGTTGATGCGGAACCAATTCCAAAATTTCCTTGACATTTACTTGAGCATCAGACCATTTAAAAATAAGTGTTCCACCTGTTTTCAAAACTCTAAAACACTCTTCAAAACCTTGTTGCAAGTCTAATCTCCAAGTCAACAAGTCTAGTTGACCATATTGCGCACGCATGAATGATTTCTGGCCGGCCCATAGTAGATGTGGTGGGTCAAACACAACCAGATTAAATGTCTCATCATCAAATGGCATATCTCGAAAATCTGCAACAATATCTGGCTTGACATTGATTTTCTTTTTATGAATTTCAAACTCCTCTTCACGTCTATCCATGTATGTCGTATGTGGTTCTTGTTTATCAAACCAAAACATACGAGATCCACAACACGCATCTAGTATTCTGATTTCTGACATCAATACCTCCTATCCTTCATCCCGTTAGGATATACGAAACATCTTCCAGTCGCTCCCTCAAAGATACGACTTGATAGAGCACCATTCCCAAAATCGTCCGAGTAAAGCTCTTTAATTTCTTCACTAGACAGATTCGTGTTGATAATCGTATTCGTCCGATTATCCAGGATCTTGAACAATATCTGATGTGCCCACTCGTTGCGCTTCGTGTCAGCTTTTCGACTCTCTTTCCCAAGATCGTCCAAGAAAAGAAAGTCAACTTCAGATAGTAGCTTAACTATCTTCGCCTCTGAAAATCCATTGTCAAACTCAAAACTTTCACGGATTTTGTCAAACAAAGTCACAACTGACACAAAGAGCACGCTTTTCGGTTCATCATAAGACTTAAATTGTTCATTGAGAAACCGAGCAAATCCATAGGTCAGATGACTCTTACCAACACCAGACGGGCCAGTTATGATAGCATTCCCAGTCTCACCTTTCGCATAACAACGTTCCAACCGCTTCACAAAATTCATAGCATTTTCATCGATGTCAACTCGAATTTCATAGTCATGTAGCGACTTACTGGCCAGCTTACTTGAAACGATGCTATCGCGAGCAAAAACCTCATAAGTATCCGAGAGCTTACTCTTGACCTCGGATTCCATGTTCAGTTGCTTTTCAAAGAGCCGAATGTTTTCTTTCTCGCACTCAGGACATTGACTGATTTCCTCAACCTTACCCTTGATAGGAATCTTAACAGACCAAAGATGGCATCCATGGATTTCACAGACATCATCAAGAACCGTTCTGGTTCTGAATTGTTTAAACTGTTTCATCTAAAACCCTAGCCTTTCGTCTGTTTTCTTTTCACGTTTAACAACATTTCCTTGATTCAAATAACCGTCGAACTTCGTTCCAAAGAGGGTTTCTGGTCTCAAGTATTTCGCATACTTCGTACCTGACCAATCCTTGACCATATTATCAATTACTTGTTTAAACTCTTCTAGTCTATATCCTTCAGACCATCTAGCTTTAATCAGAGATCTGTTCTTCTGAACATTATCTCTATAATTCTTTCCAGTTTTAGAATTAAGGTAATCAATAATTTCTTTGTAAGGGATATTATCGTAATTGTTAGTATAGGTAGTTAAGCTATCCTTATCTAAGCTAACCTTACTTACCCTATCCTGTGTATCCAAATGGTATCCATTTGGTATGACATTTTCTAAAGGTTTTAACATAGCTGTTTTTGAGTGGTCATATTCTAGTTGATTTTTTTCATCCTGATGTAAAGTGGACTGAAATCTGTCAGATCTGATATAATTGTGGATTCTCCAATGTCGGATAACAACCACTCCACTTTCAAACGGAATCAAGAATCCTTTTGCGATAAGTAACTTCATGTCATCATCGCTTGCCCCAATTGTTCTCTGGGTGGTCTTAGCCTTGTCAATGAATCCTTCATCATCTGCCCCCATATTAAGATGGAAATAGAGAGCTTGTGATGATAAAGGCATCTCAAGAAATCGGTCTGTTTCAGTAATCTTCCTGCTAAACATTCTTCGTTGTGCCATCTTCTACTCCTCCACACTTGAAAATTTTGTGTATTCTTTGTGAAAATATAGTTTAACCGTCCCTAAACTACCATGCCGATTCTTTTCCAGGATCAGCTCTGTCACATTATTCGCTTCTTGACTGTCAGCTTGCTCTTTCTGGTAGTAGGCATCACGATACAAGAAGGCTACAATATCAGCATCTTGCTCGATAGAGCCAGACTCTCGCAAGTCTGCCAGCATCGGGCGCTTATCTTGTCTCTGCTCAACTGCCCGGCTTAACTGTGACAGGGCAATGACAGGTGCTTTCAAGTCCTTAGCTAGTATCTTCAATTCCCTAGAAATCTCAGAGACTACCTGCTGACGATTCTCACCTTTTGACCCCGTGATCAACTGCAAGTAGTCAATGATAATGACTCCAAGGCCTCCCATTTCCTGGGCAAGTTTACGAGCCTTTGACCGTATCTCAGAGATACGAATACCAGCCGTATCATCAACAAAAATAGGTGCGTCATAGAGATTCCCTTGTGCATGCACTAGCCTACTCCATTCCTCGACACTAAGATTCCCAGTTTTTAGATGATACCCTTCTACCATGCCCTCAGATGCTAACATCCGCTCAATCAAGCTCTCCGCCCCCATCTCAAGCGAGAAAATAGCAACAGGCTTTTTCTCTTTTACAGCGATATATTGAGCGATATTTAGAGCTAGCGCTGTCTTCCCCATCGCTGGACGAGCAGCAAGGATGATAAGATTGTCCTCGTGAAGACCGGTCGTAATCTTGTCCAGTCCAACGAACCCAGTTGATAGACCTGTCACAACTTCATCTGTCTGCGATCTGGTCTCGACCATCTGCATGTGTGTATCAAGGATATCAGCCACATTACGAAATCCAGTACCCGTATTCTGATTGCTGATGTCAAGCATAGACTTTTCAGTTTTAGCAATGATGTCGCAAATCGATACATCACCTTGATAAGCGCTAGAGAGCGAATCAGACAGGTCAGCGATTATTTTTCGGAGCGTTGACTTGTCTTTTACAAGCTTTGCATAGTGCTCCACGTTTTTTGAAGTTGGTGTGGAATTTACCAACTCAACAACGTAGTTTATGCCCCCGATTTTTGAAATATCTCCCTGATTAGTAAGAGCAGACACCATAGTCGTAGCATCGATTGGCTCCCCTTTTTTAAAGAGAGACAACATGGTCTTAAATACAATCTTGTTAGCTGGTTTATAAAAATCATCAGGGACCAATTCATCTGCCAGTGAAATGATTGTTTCAGGTGCGATAAATACTGCCCCAAGAACCGACTGTTCAGCTACTAGATCATGAGGTAATATTCTAAAATCATCACTCATGCGCTATTCCCCCAATATTTTTCTAGATCAACATTCATCACTGCAGCAAGATTCTTTTGCTCAGTTAGGATTTGACGACGATAAGGCGCAAGCCCAGCTTGTCGCTCCTCCTCACTTCGTGGCAAGTAATATCCGTTCGGTTTCATCTTCTTAGCTACGATAGGATGCCCAAAATTTACACGCAGGCTTTCGATGATTTCTTCTACCTTACGTTTTGAGAGCCCAGTTTCTAAACGAATTTCACTGGCTTGGATTGGCAAGTCGAAGGTCGCACAATTGATAATCATGTTTAAGACACGAATTTCTAACTCATTCATACTGCGACTAACACTCATGTCTTTGCCCTCCATTTTCTTGGATTCTTACGGAAATCCATCGTCATTTCTTTGTAGAGCAAACGTCCATTTTCTTCTAAGAGATTCGCATTTTGTTTTCGTAGAAGATCATTGTTACCTGCTTCTTCTAGGTAGTCCTGAGCCAGCCTGTCATAGTCTTCGATGCATGCTCTAAAAACTTGTGGTACATCCTTAATTGATGAAGGAAGCCCTACAGGTGGCTGAGTATCATATGTGAATCTCCTATCACTATTTTTCAAGTTTCTTCGAGCAACTTCTCTGAAATCTTCTGCTTCTTCGATGATGACCACAACATTTTGCTCATCCGATTTTTCATTTTTAGCAGTCAGTAACATCAGGATAAACATCCCGATAAAAATCATCACTAAGCCAAGCAATTGGCTTGATAAAGTTGGTTCTGTCATTTTGTTCTCCTCATGCTCTTAATTTTCGTACTTGTTTTTCTAATTCCAAAATCTCATAAACATCATTGACATCATACATAATATCTTTCCCTTGCTTACGAAATCTTAATCCTTTGCGTTCTAACTGCTTAATATAGCCATGAGTGAAGCCGAACTTCTTCATCAAAGCTTGTTGATTGATTGGCATGCGATCATTCTCTAACTTTTCCTTGACCTGCTTTTCAGCAAAATCCAATAATTGATTCGTGAACAATTCAGCACTTTCGCCGTCTAATCGTAATTGTAACGTTATACCTTCCATTTTTTACATCCTCTCAACTATGCGGGCAAGCATCTTTGTGATATAATAGTTTAAATTGTTTAAGTAAGTACCTGATTTCCGTCAGGTGCTTTTTTGCGTTGTTCATAGTGCTCATTTTCTATTGCGGTTAAACCGCAATATCGTGTAAAAAAATAATGTCATCAATAGACACATCAAAAGTAGCAGCGATTTGATAAGCCTGCGTCACGGTAGGCTCTGTTTTACCTCGTTCCCAATTTCCCCAAGTATCAGCAGAGACATCAAGGGCCTTAGCTGCGTCCACTTGTCGCCAGTTCTTTAGCGTTCGCAATGTTTTAAGAGTCATTTTTGGCATGTTGCTGTCCTTTCTATCGTTTTTTTATAATTGACTGACTCAACTATGATTATATTATAATGCGGTTAAACCGCAATGTCAAGTGTTTTTTGCGTTTTCTCCGTATTTTTTTATTTTTTTCTTTACTTTTTTGCGTTTTTGCCGTAATATATACTATATAAAGGAGTAATAAAAATGGGCAATAATAAAAGTAAAGAAATTTTTTCTGCGAACTTAGAAAATTTGATGAGTAGCAGAGGGATTGATAGAAATAAGCTCTGTTCTGATCTCGGATTGAAGTACACTACTGTAAGAGATTGGTTAAAGGGTATAACTTATCCTCGGATAGGGAAAATTGAATTACTTGCAGACTATTTCGGTGTTAATAAATCGGACTTGATAGAAGATAAGACTCAAGAAGGAAAAGAAGTAAAAATCCCTACTTCCCCTCTTGTTCAAAAAATTACTGAAAAAGTTGTAAAGTTGTCGACTCCAAGAAAACAAAAAGTTCTGAACTATGCTAATGAACAATTAAAAGAGCAGAATAATAAAGTGATTATGATTGAGGAAAAGCTTTTTGAATACCGTGTTTTTGAAAAACTTTCAGCTGGTACTGGGTTCTCATACTTCAACGACGGTAACTATGACACTGTTTTTTACGACAAAGACCTAGACCACGATTTTGCTTCTTGGGTTTTCGGGGATTCTATGGAGCCTAAATATATGAATGGGGAGGTCGTTCTTATCAAAGAAACAGGATTTGACTATGATGGTGCTGTTTATGCAGTTGATTGGGATGGCCAAACTTATATCAAGAAAGTCTATAAAGAAAAAGACGGTCTTAGACTCGTCTCTATCAATAGCAAGTATAAAGATAAATTTGCACCATTTGACGAAGATCCGAGAATTATTGGAAAAATAGTCGGAAACTTCATGCCAATTGAAAATTAAAAGGAGAAAGTTATGAAAATAGGAATGAGAAAACCAAGTCTAACTAAAAGCCTAAAAGCTAGAACTACTAGCAAATGGAAAAGACAAGCTAAAAAAGCCATTATTCCTGGATATGGGAAGAAAGGCGTGGGATGGATAAAGAATCCCAAGAAAGCCATGTATAACAAGGTCTATCATAAGACAACGTTTGGTCTTTCGGATTTGTTGAAACCGTCTAAAAAGAGAAAGAAAAAAGTAATCACAAAAAAACAACAATCTATTTTGTCATCTAACGGTAAAAAGCAACACACTCCCAAAGACCATAAAGAAGCTGGCATTGTGCTAATGGTCTTAGGTGCAATTTTCCTATTTTTATTTCCACCTCTCGGATTGTTCTTTCTGGTTACAGGTTTTATAAGTTATATTATCGGTTATTTAACCTTAAAGCGTGAAAATAAAAAAAATCAAAACATGTAAAAAATCCCCACACTCTCCGACGGCCATCTTTGAGTGTGAGGTTTCAACCTTCCATGTGACAAGCAATGGAAAGGATGATAAAAAAATACAACTATAGTTTATCATAAGTTCTACACCTTTTCAACTATGCGGGCAAGCAATCGAAAAGAAAGGACTTTTTATGATAAAAAAATACATTACAAAAAAAGGAGAGACTAGATACCTCTTTCAAACATACCTGGGCATAGACCCTGCAACTGGAAAAGAAAAACGCACAACAAGACGTGGTTTTAAAACTATAAAAGAGGCAAAGGCTGCCGAACGTGACCTTCTCTTAGACGTTGAAGAAAATGGTTTTTCAAACAATGAAGATTTCCAGAATCCTACTTTCGCTGAAGTCGCTGAGTTATGGCTTGATAGCTATAAAAACACTGTAAAACCAACAACATACCAGAACGTTAAGAAAAAACTTAATGTTATGATTGACTCATATTTTACAGATATGAAGATTCAGCAAATCAGTGTAGCTTATTGTCAAAAGGTTGCTATCAAGTTAAGTAATCGCTATATCCTATATTCTAATTACTACTCTGTCATCAGCCGTATTTTCAAGTATGCCACTTCTCTTGACATCATTAAGTCAAATCCCTTAGACAAGATTCTCAAGCCTAAAAATAAACCCTTAAAGGGCAAAGAAAACTACTATACAAAGCAGGAACTAACCGAGTTCCTTAAAGTTTACAAAGCAAATTGTAAGCCTGTAGACTATACCTTTTTTCACTTACTCGCTTTTTCTGGATTGAGAACTGGAGAAGCTATCGGCCTCATGTGGTCAGATGTTGACTTTGAAAATAAACGGTTAAGCATTTCTCGCACGGCTGTCGTGATTGGCAAAAAACAAACTGTCCAGGATCCTAAAACCAAAAGGAGTAAGAGGGTTATCACCTTAGATGATGAAACTCTAAATGTTTTGAAACTCTGGAAACGACAGCAAATAAAAGAATATTTCCAGGCTGGTGTGCCTTACAAACATGATTCGAATTATATTTTTACGAATGACACAGGGGGATGGCTTTTAGCCGCAACTATGAAAGTGAAGCTTAGCAGATTCTTTTGTAAACACAAAGATCTTAAAAAAATTTCGCCTCACGGATTTAGGCATACACATGCTTCTCTCCTCTTTGAAGCTGGTGTTACAGCGAAAATCATTTCAGATAGACTCGGTCACAATAATGTTCAAATCACCCTTGATATGTATACCCACATCAATGATAATCAGCGTGTTGAAGTCGTTGACCAGCTCATGGATTTCATCCGCTCCAGCTAAAAGTAAAGTCGTATTCAATCTCGTATTCACTTTTACTTAACACGCTAAAAGTTCACTGGTTTCAAAGGATTAGCAAGCT